AGTCCAGCTATGCGAAGTGCGGAGGTTAAAAAGTTAAAGGAATTTTTTAATGATGACCCTGCTGAAATAGCAAATCTACAAAGTTATTATATGAACAACCTCATTGGTGACTTTGAAGAAACTTTTCTTACCAACAAAGACTCGTTTAAGCTTTTAGCTAAAAGGTTTGAAAACGCCAACAAAACTGGAACTTTAAAAGAATTGTTTGGGCCAGAGCAAGCCAAAGACATTTTTAAATTTGGCCGCATTATGAGCGTGCTTGGGAAATCTGCTGAAGGTGGTGATCTTGTTGCGGCTAATATCGCGGCTAACCCTTTTCAAAATATTGGTAAGATTGGACGAATTTTTTTAATAGGGAAAGTTTTATCCAATGAAGCAATGTATAAATCATTCGCGGCTAAATACGGAAAAGAAGCCGCAAAAGTTAAAACACCAGCAGGAAAAATGCAAGTATTCTTAGACGTTATGAACCAAACTGCACAGTCTTTTGCCAAACAAAATGCGGCTCGTGGCGTGGTTGGTGGTGTGTCTTCTGCTAGAGAAGAATCTAATGCTGTTATGGAAGACTTAAAAGATAAAATTAATGCTCCAAACCCTACAGGGCAAGGTAATATTCCAATTCCAAATGTGCAGCCACTAGCTTATATGCCTGATATGCCTGCACCAAGTTTTAACGATGTGCCTTCACAGTCCATGTCTCTCAGAGAACGTGTGAAACAGAACCCTGCATTAGCCTCGACACTGTTAGGGGGTCTAGGTAACGCAGGACTTCTCTAGTCCTCTAGGACAGAGGACAGACCACCAATTCCCGTTGCCATTGGTGACGGGGCTTTGCTCTTTGTGTTGACATGAGAGCTAAGATCGCCGTAAGTTTCGTCTATCATACGCGCAAGTTGGCGTCCGATAGCGCGGTCCTCGCGCTCTGCGATAAACACCAGCTTATCATACGCTTCTATAGATACGCCTACGGACTTATATTTTCCGGGGTTTGGCATGAGGATTCCTTCCCATAAATGACTTTCCCTAGTGTATATAATCCCAAGCTGCGTGGGTCAAGACCCAAATACGGAAACAAAAAAGTTACTATCCAAGGTATCAAGTTTGATTCTAAGTGGGAAGGCGAGAGGTATCTGTACCTCAAGTCCCTCGAACGCGCAGGAGTGATTAAAGACCTTGAGCTACAGGTTCGGTTTAACTTGATGGTTAACGATCAGAAGATATGCGCCTACGTTGCTGACTTCTGTTACAACAGAGAAGACAAGGATGGCGTGTGGCATTATATCGTTGACGATGCCAAGGGCGTTGAGACGCCTGAGTTCAAGTTAAAGAAGAAGTTAATGAAGGCTTGTCTGGGCATAGATATTCTTTTGTCGAAAAAAACCGCTTGACATCTCCCCACACCATATGGTTATAGTTGGGACTCTAGTAACCAGCGGAAAGGGATCGACATGGAAAGTCGTGAATTATTTGATCGTCGAGAGGAACTCAAGCACGTTATCTCTGAATTGCGTATTGAGCTTAAAGACGTTGAAGAACAACTATCGGATACATTTCTACCACTAGCGAAAGACGTTTTACGCGCTAATGGTAAAGACTTTGGTACTGCGCAGATCGCAGAAGGCAACCATAGGCTCAAGGTCACTGTGGGCAAGAAGGTCACATGGGATCAAGACAAGCTGCGTGACACGCTGAACAATATGTCTCCAGAAAACGCGCAACACTATGGCAAGCTGACGTTTTCTGTAGAAGAGCGCAATTTTACAGCGGCTCCTCCTGCAATCAAGGAAGAGCTTGAAGGATGCCGCACTGTAGCAGTTGGCGCAGTAAAAGTAGAGGAGGTCGAATAATGGCTCTGCAAATCATCACAGCAGATCAGCGTATCGCTGAAAAGAAAGGCCACAAGATTGTAGTCTGTGGCGCAAGCGGTGTGGGTAAAACCACACTGGCTCGCACTCTGAACCCATCAACAACTCTGTTTATGGATTTGGAAGCAGGGGATGCAGCTATCGAAGGACACCCTATTGATGTCGTTCGCCCTAGAACATGGGCAGAGTGCCGTGACCTCGCTTGCTTCTTAGGAGGAGCAAACCCGTCCTTGGCTGAAGATCAACCGTACAGTCAGTCACACTACGACTATGTGGCTTCAATCTATGGCGAGGCTTCAGACGTGTGGCAGAAGTACGATACACTGTTTGTGGACTCAATTACCGTAGCAGGACGTTTGTGCTTCCAGTGGTGCTTACAACAGCCAGAAGTGCGCTCTGATCGCTCTGGCAAGCTAGACACTCGTGCTGCATACGGTTTGCATGGTCGTGAGATGATGTCGTGGCTTACACACATCCAGCACATCCGCGCTAAGAACGTAATCTTCGTTGGCATCTTGGATGAGGCCACTGACGATTATGGCCGCAAGCAATACAATATGCAGATCGAAGGCGCAAAGACTGGTCGCGAATTACCCGGCATTGTTGATGAAGTAATCACAATGGCGGTATTAACAGGGGATCACGGTCAGTATCGTGCCTTTGTTTGTCAACCTCTGAACGAATGGGGCTATCCAGCCAAAGATCGTTCTGGCAGGCTTGATGTCCTAGAGGAGCCACATCTTGGAAAGTTAATAGAAAAAATGACTGCTGGCCCCAACAAAACTGACAAGGAATTAATCTTTGTTGATCCTACAACTCAAACTTCTAGCGAAGGAGAAGCATAATGCTTAATTTTAATAACGTACCGGAAGACGCAAACCCACAGAACCAAGAGTTCTCTCTTATCCCAGTAGGCACTATAGCTCGCGCTGTATTGCTTGTTCAGCAAGGGGACGTAGAAGTTCCTGAGTTTGGTCAAGGCCAATGGTTTAAGAAATCAGCAAGCACAGCCGCTAAGTGGATGAACCTAGAGTTCACCATTATTGGTGGTGAGTTTGATCGACGTAAGTTTTGGCATAGCGTCTTCATTGATGGCGACAAGATTGGCCCAAGTGGTATGCCTCTCGCCAAAGAGATTGGTCTTCGCACGTTGAAGTCAATCGTCGAAAGCGCACGCAACATTGATCCCGCTGATATGTCTCCACAAGCCCAACAGAACCGTAACATCGGTGGAATGATGGACTTGAACGCAATGGAGCTTTGTGTGAAGGTTGGCATTAAGAAAGGCACGAATGGTTATAAAGACAATAACCAATTGATGGCCGCTCTTACGCCAAATAATAGCGAGTTCTTACCCAAGGGCAATATTCCAATGCAGGCTACTCCTGCGGCTGGACAGCAACCAACGGCTCCACAGCCATCTGGTGCAGTACCTTCTTGGGCGCAACAATAATCTAGCGGCAAGGCCATTCCGCGCCTGCTAGAACACGGATCGGGGGAGCCGTGGGCCGCTAACTCCCCCAACACACTCTATTCTAGCAAATAGGTATAATTATGTTATTACGCCCTTACCAAAAGGTAGCCGTGTCTGACGCTTGTAAAGCCTTAGACAAGCACGGTAATACCCTAGTTGTCGCCCCTACGGGTGCTGGCAAAACAATCATGCTCTCTGCTCTCGTTGGCGAACGCCACAAGAAGGGCAAACGCATCCTCGTCATTCAACATCGTGATGAGCTAGTCAAACAGAACAAAGAGAAGTTCGAGAGAGTCAACCCTTACATCACAACAAGCATCGTAAACGGAACAGTCAAGCACTGGGACGGCGATGCTGTGTTCTCAATGATCCAAACAATGTCGCGCGATAGAAACCTACGGGATCGCCCGTTGTTTGATATGGTTGTAATTGATGAAGGCCACCATGCAGCGGCTCCAACATACACGAAAGTGATTGAGGCAGTACGCGAGGATAACGACAAAGCTGAGATCGTAGGCTTTACCGCAACGCCCAACCGTGGCGATGGCAAAGGTTTGCGCAGTGTATTCAATAATTGCGCACACCAGATTGAATTGGCTACGCTGATCCGCGAAGGCTTTCTAGTACGCCCTAAGAGCTACGTCATTGATCTAGGCGTAGGTGATCAGCTAGATAAAGTCACAAAGCGCGGCAAAGAATATGACATGCAAGAAGTGGCGTCCATCATGGATCGCCAAGTCATTAACAATCGTATTGTGGATGAGTGGAAAGAAAAGGCTGGGGGGCGCAAGACCGTTGTGTTCTGTTCCACAGTCGATCACGCCGCACACGTTTGTGACGCATTCGTTATGGCTGGCATTAAGTCCAACTATGTAACTGGCGAGACTGACAAAGACGAACGCGCTGCGATGCTTTATGATCTGGAGTTTGGTGATACACAAGTTATCGTCAACGTGGCAGTTCTAACCGAAGGCTTCGACGCTCCCCCTGTGTCTTGTATCATTCTAACGCGCCCATGTTCCCAAAAGGGAACAATGGTGCAGATGATTGGGCGCGGTCTGCGTATCCTTGATCCTGAGCTATACCCAAACATCATCAAGACCGACTGCATTGTTATGGATTTTGGCACATCAATCATCACGCATGGTGGTTTGGATGAGTCAGCCAACCTAGATGGCGTAGATAAATCCATAGGCGGTGACGCTCCAACTAAAGTATGTCCAGATTGCGGAAGCGAAGTATCCGCGAATACTCGCGTATGTCCAATCTGCGAACATGAGTTTGAGCGTAAGGTCAAAGATGCTTTAGATGATTTTGAAATGACCGA